AATCGATTCGGAAGAATATTCTAAAATTTTTAAAACGAGATTACAGGAAGATAGTAAAGCCGCTGGGAGGTGGGAAACAGCACAAGGCGGCGAATACTTCGCTGCTGGAGTCGGTGGAGCGATCACTGGACGGGGTGCTGATTTACTCATCATTGACGATCCGCACTCGGAGCAAGACGCCATGTCGTCTTCTGCTCTGGAGCATGCCTACGAATGGTATACTTCAGGTCCCAGACAACGTTTACAACCGGGAGCCTCGATTGTTCTGGTTATGACAAGGTGGTCGACTAAAGACCTGACCGCCATGCTATTAAAACAACAGAAGGAAGTGAAGGGTGATCAATGGACCGTGATCGAGTTTCCAGCAATCATGGAACACGGACCTGTCTGGCCCGAATACTGGGGCCAGGACGAACTCGACAAGATTAAGGCGACACTACCCGTCGCCAAGTGGAACGCTCAGTGGATGCAGAATCCGACTTCGGAAGAAGGGGCGATCATCAAAAGGGAGTGGTGGCGGAAATGGAAGTCCGAGCACATTCCACCTTTGCACCATGTTATCCAGTCCTACGACACGGCCTACATGAAAAAGGAAACGGCCGACTTCAGCGCCATCACCACGTGGGGCGTATTTTTTCCCACAGAAGACGCAGGAGCCAATCTGATTCTTTTAGACGCGATTAAGGGGCGTTATGAATTTCCAGAACTGAGAAGGAAGGCTCTGGAAAATTATAAATACTGGCAACCCGAGTCCGTTTTAATCGAAGCCAAGGCAGCGGGACTTCCGCTGACCTACGAGCTCAGGAAGATGGATATCCCAGTCGTAACCTTTACACCGAGCAAAGGAAATGATAAGCATGTACGGGTAAACTCGGTGGCGCCGCTTTTTGAGTCGGGAATGATTTGGGCACCTGATTATCAATTCGCGCAGGAAGTCATCGAGGAATGCGCAGCCTTTCCTTACGGCGACCATGACGATTTGGTCGACACCACGACACAGGCAGTGATGCGCTTCAGGCAGGGTGGTTTTGTCGCCCATCCAGAAGATTACGTTGAGCCCAAGCGTGAAATAATACAACGGACTTATTACTAATGTTATATGCACAATTTCTTAGATGGGCTGGTAAGTGGGCACTTGGCAAACAAAAATATTTAAACAAAGTATGGCAGGAAGCGACTAAGGGTGGAAAACAAGTTCTCGAAAGTCATTTTCCCAAGCTACTTAGTAAAGCAAAAAATTATTATAATGAATTTAAAGGATTCACTCCTAAAGTTGTTCCTAAAACGAAAATTACTCCTGATAAAGTTACTAAAATTCCTACTAAATTTAAAACACCACCCGTTCAACCAAAACGATATCCTATTTTTGCAAACCCGACATCACAAGAAGCAATGATATTTTTTAGGGAGTATGGAAAGAAACAACAAGGAATTTATGGACCTTTTGGTAAAGGAACGGATGGATTTAGAAACATGATGCAATGGGTAGGTGTAAATAGTCCTAAAGAAGTTATGAAGGTGATGAAACAATACGGTTACAAACCTAAAGTGGTACCACCAGGAAAAGCTGAAGGCGGAATCGCCAGCCTGGAAAATGGTGGACTTTCCATCCCTGATGATATGGACTATCCAGAATGGTTTAATCTTTTACAAGGACCCAAGACTGAAGAATGGCCAGTTGATCCTGCTCTTTTAGCCTCGGCTCCTGAAGGTGAACTTTTTATGATGGAAGAATTTTTACAAGCTGTAAAAGACGGATTTAAAGGAACCTACGACGAGTATATTGATCAAATTGATAGAAGCCCTAGAGATTATTTGCAAGAAGGAGGTTCTCCTCATTTTTCCAAAAGAGGTCCTCGATATGAGATAGATACAAGTTTTGGAGGAGTAGATAGTAAATATTATAGTGCATCTATACCTGAGGGCATAGAAATGTTGAAAGGAGATATAAAAGATCTCGCTAGAAAATATTGGAGGAGTGCGAAAATGAAGGAAGGCGAATGGGGTAAATTTCCACCGCTTCCAATTAGCTTAGCAGGGCTGGTATCGCTAATTCCAGCTATGCGATTATTAAAACCAATCAAGGGCTTATATGAGTTAGAAAAAAAGACGGGAGGCCTAGGAGTAAGTATGTTCAAAACTATAGCAGGTGATAAATCTAGAAGAGCATTTTTACAGAATATGATAGGGAATACTAAAAGATTTAAGGATGCACAATTAAAAGAGATGTTTAAAAAGGCTGCAGAGGCAGGAAAAAGGAAAGCCTCTAAATTTAAATGGGAACCTACGGGACCTGGTTCTAAGTTTTACAACAAACTACAAGAGATCTTAGCTAAACATAGTACCAAACATGCTAAAGGCGGACGGATCGGTTTCGACGAAGGTGGTTCAACCCAGAAGGAAATTGATAAAGCACTCGTTGCTATTGAAAAATTAAAATCGAGTCTGATGCCAGAATCCTATGAAGCCTTAATCGAGATTTATAAAGATAAACAAAAAGATTTAAACATTGACATTATGGAATCCGCTGGCGGTCTTGGAGAGATGCTAGGGGAAGGTGGTCGAGCAGGTTTAAAAAAAGGCGGAAGAATCGGTTTTCAAAGAGCAGGATCCGTTCCTTATCTATCGCGTGGCTGGTCACAACCAGGCGTATATAAAGCTCCACGGGGATTTACCGGTATGCAAGATATTTTAGGGATTGGAGGAACGGGAGGCATCCTAGCCCTTCGTCAAAAAGACAAAGATAAAAAGACCCCTCAAAAAAAGGAAGGACCTAACTACCCTGAACCAAAACCTCCTTTTAAAAAAGGGGATTTAATTATTGATTTTATTTTGGCTAATCGTCGTCAGCCTAAACGAAGCGAAGAACTTCGACTTAAAGAAATACTAAGAGTAGCCAAAGAAAAAGCAGAAGGAATTACATCCCTTTTTAATGAAAATTTACACGGAATTAATACCCAACGATTTGTTGAAGGTGCTCAAGACGCTCCTCAAAAACTTTTAGAAGATCTTGTTGAGATTAAAGAAAAGGTCTTGGATCCAAAAACGAATAAAGTTATCACACAATACAACACCTACAAAAGATCAGATAAAACTAGACCACCAACAGAAGAAGAACTAGAGGATGATTATGCAGAATTATGGAGTGATGAACAGGATCCGTGGGATTTTGGAAGTACTATAGAAGAGTTGGATGCTGCATTAGAAGAACAGAGATCTTATGAACGATACATGTATGATCAATACAAAACGGGAAAATTAGATAAGTATATGTCTATGGACGCTAAACTGGAGAGAGTCTTAGATGCAGACAGTGCTGGAAGACCAAGTGGTTATGATGTTGATGAAGAATATGAAATTAGAGCGTATGGTGAGGAAAAGGAAAGAATAGCAATTGCAAAAATGAATGAAGCTGAGGAAATTGCTAGAGGGAAAGCAAGTGGGAGTCCTTGGTATACAGATCCTAAAATTCCTTCTCCAGAAGAAGAATTAAGAAAAGAATTTCCAGGAATCGATGATAAAACGATAAGAAACATTTTAGCTGATAAGGATCCTGAAAGAGTCGCAAATGTGAAAGAATCCCTGAGAAAAGCTTTGGACATGACAATGCAAGGGAAGAACCCGGAAGGGATTATAAAAATTTTGAAAGAACAATATCCTAAGGCGTATGCGGAAGATGTCTGGGAAATAGAAGATCCAAAATTTGCTGACTTTTTCGATTATCCTAGACACCCATCCGGTAAACGAATGAGTACGAGGGAAGTGATAAAGTGGAAGGAGACTAATCCTAAGGCGTATGCGGAATGGAGAGCGGCGATGAAGAAACGAGCGGACAAAGCTGCGAAGAAACTTGAAGATAAAACTAAAAAAGCAGCGGGTGGACCTGTGGGTCTGCCTCCGGAAGTTTTTGGACCGCTAGCACCGAAGAAAATACCTTCACCTATTCCTTTGCCTCCTACAGATGAGCCATCACCAAGGCCTAATACACAAAAATTTCGTGATCCTTATTGGCAATATGGTATAAGACTTCCAGCTAAAGAAAAACCTGGAAAAACAGTTGATCCTCGTGAGGGTATTGGCTTAGATGCTTTTGGAGATATCGATGTTGACATAAGTGATCCTCGTTTTAAATTTGGAAGATATGATCCTAAAAAAGACTATTATCCATGGGAATTTGAAGTAGGAAAAGATAGTGCTGGTGTTAAGTGGAAGAAAAGATTTAATGATGGCGGAATCGCAAGAAGACCGAACGCCGTTCCCCCTTTATCAGGACCCACGCCTCAGGGCTTGACTTTCCTGTTAGGGGATGATATAGTAAAAAATAGGATTACATAATGGCAGATATTGACAAGACGTTACCCAACGTTATTAAACAACCCACAGAAATTCCATCACCAGATCTTGAAGATACTGAAGTGAACCTGGTCGAAGATCAAGTGACCACGGACGTTGAACAAACGGAACTTCCTGACGGAAGCGTAGACGTTAATTTTGATCCGAACACCAAAATGAACGGACAGGGAGTACAAGGTCCTTTGGAAAATTTAGCAGATACGTTATCTGAAAGTGCTCTATCGACGATAGGTTCGGAAATGCATCAAAATTATACCGATTACAAGAATTCAAGAAAAGAATGGGAACAGACTTATGTTAAAGGTTTGGATCTATTAGGTTTTCAATACAATGTTAGAACCGAACCCTTTCAAGGAGCTTCGGGCGCCACGCACCCTGTACTAGCGGAAGCCGTAACCCAGTTTCAGGCATTAGCGTACAAGGAACTTTTACCGGCCGACGGACCAGTCAGAACGCAGGTCATTGGACGAACCGATCCTCAAAAAGAACAACAATCCCAGCGTGTCAAGGATTTCATGAACTATCAAATTCTGTTCGAACTTAAAGAGTACGAAGCTGAATTTGATCAAATGCTTTTTCATCTGCCTCTGGCAGGATCAACCTTTAAAAAAGTTTATTACGATTCGCTTTTACAACGAGCCGTATCCAAATTTGTCCAGGCCGACGATTTAGTTGTGCCTTATTCGGCAACATCCTTGGACGATGCCGAAGCGATTATTCATATCGTTAAGATGGCGGAAAATGAATTAAGAAAACAACAGGTTTCTGGGTTCTATCGAGACATTGAACTTACGAAACCCGCTGTCACTTACGATAAAGTGGAAGAAAAACAAAAAGACCTCGCTGGAACGAAAAAAACGGGACGGCAAGAAGATGTTTATACATTATTGGAATGCCATGTTAATTTAGATCTTGAAGGATTTGAAGATATCAATCTAGAAACAGGCCTTCCTACAGGAATAAAACTTCCTTATGTGGTAACCCTCGACGAAGGAAGTCGAACGGTTCTATCCATCAGGAGGAATTATGCGCCCAACGATCCAACAAAAAAGAAAATCCAATATTTTGTCCATTTCAAATTTCTGCCAGGACTAGGATTTTATGGTTTTGGATTGATTCACATGATTGGCGGATTGAGTCGAACGGCAACGGTCGCTCTCCGCCAATTACTGGACGCAGGGACTTTATCCAATTTACCCGCAGGCTTTAAAATTAGAGGCGTGCGTGTCCGAGATGACGCTCAGGCCATTCAGCCTGGAGAATTCAGGGATGTCGATGCTCCTGGAGGATCATTAAAGGACGCTTTTCAATTTTTACCTTACAAGGAACCTTCACAAACGCTTCTTCAACTCATGGGAATTGTCGTGGCAGCAGGACAACGTTTTGCCTCCATCGCTGATATGCAGGTTGGCGATGCTAATCAGCAAGCAGCAGTTGGAACAACGGTAGCGTTGCTTGAAAGAGGTTCCAGAGTCATGAGTGCGATTCATAAAAGACTCTACGTTGGCTTAAAAAGAGAATTTGAATTGTTAGCTAAAGTTTTTGCACAATATTTACCTCCTTCATATCCTTATGATGTGGTTGGAGGACAAAGAGAAATTAAAGTTCAAGATTTTGATCAAAGAATTGATGTTTTACCCGTTGCCGATCCGAATATTTTTTCACAAACACAAAGAATTACGATGGCACAGACCGAATTACAGTTAGCCATGTCGAACCCACAAATGCATAACCTTTATATGTCGTATCGAAAGATGTACGAAGCGTTGGGAGTTAAAGATATTGATAAAATTTTACCTCCTCCTGCACCGCAACAACCTAAAGATCCCGCATTGGAAAATATTGACGCTTTAACAGGCAAACCTTTTCAGGCGTATCGAGGTCAGGATCATCGAGCACACATTACAGCCCATCTTTACTTCATGGCAACGAATCTAGTGCGGAATAATCCACCCGTTATGGCTGCTTTGGAAAAAGATATTCTCCAACACATCGGTTTGATGGCTCAAGAGCAAGTTGAAGTAGAATTTGCTCAGGAAATGCCAATGATTCAACAATTACAACAACAATCAATGCAGAATCCTCAAGCTCATCAACAATTACAAC